CACAGCCTATTTCTACTACCGGAACTGTATGCTGAAAGTCACAGCCGACAACATCGAAGTGTGCGACTACACCACCACGATGGACTCCTACATCTGGGCTGATCAGATCATCGACAGAGACTTCGAACTGCTGACCAAAGATCAGATTCCATACTCTGAATACTGGGACTTCATCCGACTAATCAGCACCGGAGATCAGATGACCGAAGAGAACATCCGTAACTTCGACTCTATCTGCAACACCATCGGCTTTCTCCTGCACGGCTACAAGGACAAGTCCAACCCGAAGGCAGTCATCATCACAGACGAGATCATCTCAGACACAGCGCAGGGAGGTGTCGGCAAGGGCATCTTCATTCAGGGCATCTCACACATCAAGCGCACCGTGAAGTTCGATGGCAAGCTATGGTCGTGGACGAAGCCCTTCCTATACCAGCGTGTCACACTCGCAACGCAGGTGCTTGCATGGGAGGATGTCCTCAAGAACTTTAACTTCGAGAAACTATTCTCCCTGATCACCGATGGTATTGAGATCGAGAAGAAGAACAAGGACTCCTACTACATCGACTATGCTGAAGCACCCAAGGTGATGATCACCTCCAACTATGTCATCAGCGGTCACGGTGACTCGCAAGAGAGACGCAAACACGAGATAGAACTCAAGAGATTCTTTCATAAGGACTACAAGCCGGTCCAATACTTCAAGCACAACCTCTTCGATGGATGGGATGCCAAGCAATGGCAGCTCTTTGATAACTTTATGATGTACTGCGTGGCTCAGTACCTTGATGTCGGACTCTTACCAAGCACCAACAACACGCTTCGCTATAAGAAACTGATCAACACAGTCCCGGAAGAAGTCATGCAATGGATTAAGGAGTTCGTCATTGTCGGAGTCGAATACAAGCTCACTGATATAGTTGATCAGATCAGGTCAGCATTCCAAGAGCATCAGAAGACCATGCACAGGACAATCATGCAGTGGATCATAGACACATTCAAGTTCATGAATCTTAACGTCACCAAGAAGACAAGCCGAGATGGAGTGTACTTTACGGTGGGGTGATCCATGCACATGATGCCAGAGGTCATGTCTATGCCCGGTCAATGTGCGACTTCGATGATTACTGGCGGGATCGGTGAGGGTCATGTGGGGCAAAAACGAGGCAGATGTGATGATGTGTGAGGTTGATGTGACGTTGTTGCGAGGATGTAAATCGCTGATATTGTAAGATGACGATTATGTGATGATGCCAAGCCTATCTATTTTATATATATTATATTATTTTTTTTATATTCCTTCTTTACGTTTTTTTATATAAGTAATCATAACATCATAACATAATAAGAGAATCAATAAGTTAGATCATAACATTTCATCACATTATCATCACGCATCATCACAATGAATTTCTGATGAAGATTCAACAAGTATTGATTAGTGCATGAATTAAAAAACTACGTTTACAAGTTAATCATAAACAACAACACAATGGAACAGAAAGACAACACTGGCGCACTGTTCGCCAACGACAAGAAGACAGCAGACAATCATCCTGACTACAATGGGAAGTGCATGGTTGATGGCAAGCCGAAGGACCTCGCTGCATGGGTCAAGACCAGCAAGTCTGGGCAGAAGTATCTGAGCATTTCGATTAAAGAGCCGTATAAAGCCAATACAAGCCCTCAGACGAACGATCGCCAGTCGGTTAATGTAGGACACTCAGATTTGCCTTTCTAAGCCTATAAACGAAATGAAAGCCATTATTTACAAAGATGCCCGTAAGCAGTGGAGATGGCGCATCCTGTCCCGCAACGGCAGGATCATAGCCGACTCAGGTGAGTCTTACACCAGACGATCAAGGTGCATGGATGGACTCAAGCTACTTCAGTCTATCTGCGGTCAGGAGATTCAAATCATCATCGCATGAACATCAGTTTGGTACACCCCAGCTTCAAGCGTCCACGACAGGCGCATGACTGCTACAAGCATTGGGTGATGAAGAGCGACAATGCCTGCGAGTATGAGTGGATCATCTCACTTAGCGACAATGATCCGACTGCATCGCAATACATCCACATCTTCAGGCATGAGCCGGTCACCATCATCAGCACGGGAGCGACCAACATGGTCATGGCATCCAATGCAGGGGCGAAGATCGCAGGGCAGGACATCTTGATCCTCGTCAGCGATGATATGTTCGCACCTCAAGGATGGGACTCGCTACTGCTTGACTGGTTCGCTCGGCATCCAGAGCCTGCGGTCCTGCAAGTGCATGATGGCATTCGCTCGGACATCCTGACGATCCCGATCATGAACAGAGGCGCATACGAGCGACTCGGCTATCTCTACCATCCCAAGTACATCAGTATGTTTGCCGACAACGATCTGACTGAGACAGCGAAGGCGCATGGTATGTACCACGTTGACGAGAGCATCGAGATAGAACACAGACACTACACGGTAGGCAAGTCTCAACTTGACGAGACATACAAGCGTGAGAACTCAGCAACTGCATGGACACACGGACAGCGACTATTCAATCAACGACAGAAGATCGGCTTTCCGCTGTGAAGCCATTGTGGACGATCTACATCCTGACCATCACCGGGAGGGAGTCGATGCTCGCACGACTTCGCACACGACTGGATCCCCAGATTGACTGCAAGCCAGTGCAGGTGATCGTGATTAAGGACAACAAGGAGCATAGCATCGGAGAGAAGCGACAGTACGCTGTGGACTCATGTACAACCAAGTACATGAACTTCATCGATGACGATGATATGATCAGCACGAACTATGTTGATCTGATCTTGTCGCAGCTCAAGCGAGATGTGTATGGTGTCGGATTCAAGGGTATCATCACTACCAACTCAAAGCAGCCTCTGGAGTTCGTGCATCGTGCCGGGCTGAATTGGAGCGAGAAGCCTGAGAGATACGATGGATCGATGCGTTACCTTCGTCCTCTCAATCATCTCAATCCGGTGATGACGAGCATAGCGAGGGAGATCGGATACAAGTCTATCAGCATGGGTGAAGACTATGACTATGCGCTGAGACTCGCAGAGAGTGGGCTGGTGAAGGACAAGATATTCATAGATCAGTTTCTCTACTACTACCAATACAGATCGAATAAATGACATATACAGATTATCCGAGAGCGATCAGCGAAGCAGCGGAGCGAGGCATCAGGTTAAACGATGAGATCGGCAACCGATGTGCTACGCAGGTCGGGAAGGTGAGATCGCAGCAGTTAGCGAACCGTGAGCCTATCACTACGATGACCGTGAAGCGGATGTACTCGTACTTGAGTCGTGCAGGGGAGTACTACGATCCTAACGATGACACTGCGTGTGGGACGATCAGCTATCTGCTATGGGGTGGTGAGCCTGCTTTGAGATGGGCTGAGAGGGTGCTGAGAGAGGAGGGCGAGATTGAATGAGAACGCTGACTAAGACAGAGAAGAATGATTCATTACTGCGTATGGCAGGTGGATCATGGACGATCAATCTTGAACGTGTGAATCTTCAACACTATGACGAGATTGTTTATACAACAGAAAATCGGAGATATGTCATCACCACAGCAGAAGCGATTGAGAAAGGATTTGAGATGATTCTCGGTGGTGAGCGCAAGCTGGTAGTAAGTCTTAAGCATTGGCACGTTTCTGCTTTATCTTTGTAGTATGCCTTTCAAATCAAAAGCACAGAAGAGTTACCTGTACGCTACCAATCCGAAAGTAGCGAAGGAGTTCGCTCGTAAGACCACACCGAAGCAGATCCAGTCGCTGCCGGGTAAAGTGAAGAAGAAGACATGAAGCTCAAGGATAAGATCGAGAGACTGCTCGACTCCTATGACGAGTATACGATGAGGCGAGACCTCGCTGAGTTGTCAGCGCACGATCGTCTGAAGATGATGGCTACGCTTGCGGAGTTCATCACCCCGAAGATGAACAGGCAGGAGGTGAAGACTGACGATGGTACGATCAACATAAGAATCATCCGTGACTGACATCGCCATCAAGCTCAAGCGTCTGCACTCTGGTCAGGAGCGTGTCATCAGTGAGGCGAGCAGGTACAATGTCTTGAAGATCGGAAGGAGGTGGGGTAAGACCACGCTTGCGGTGAATGAGTTGCTTCCTCAGGTTGCGCTTGATGGCAAGCCGTGTGCGTACTATGCACCCACGTATAAGGACCTGCATGATGTATGGCTTGAACTCAAGTACACATTGAAGCCGATCATCGAGAGCAAGAACGAGCAGACGAAGCAGATGCGTCTGGTGACAGGTGGCGTGATTGACTTCTGGAGTATGGATGAGCCTGACTCTGGTCGTGGGCGCAAGTATGCGAGGGTCGTGATTGATGAGGCAGAGAAGGCGAAGAAGTTCAGGGAGGCATGGACGCAGACGATCATGGCTACGCTGCTGGACTACAAGGGTGATGCGTGGATTCTCAGCACACCGAAGTTCGGGAGGACATTCTTCAAGGAGCTATTCACCAGAGACGATCCGAGCTGGTCAAGTTTTAACTTGTCAACTTATGACAATCCGCATATCAATCACGAAGAGGTGGATCACCTGCGTGATCAACTCGATGAGTTGACTTTCCGGTGCGAGATACTTGCAGAGGATGTTGACCTCGCTAACAATCCTTTCGCTTACGCTTTCGATGTGGACAAGCACGTGCATGATGTTGCTTTCGATCCGCATCAGCATATCTATCTCAGCTTTGACTTCAACGTGGACCCGATCACTTGCATCGCAGTCCAGCACGTAGGCGGATGCATCAATGTGATTGGTGAGTTCGCCCTGCGTAACAGCGACATCTATCAGTTGTGCGATTCGATCATTGCCAAATATCCGAAGGCATCGCTCATCGTGACTGGTGATGCGACAGGTGCGAATCGTTCTGCGCTCACTGCCGGGAACACCGGGTACTACGATGTGGTGCAGTCTCGGTTGAGGTTAGGAAGGATGCAGATGCGTCAACCTGCTGTGAATCCAAGCGTAAGAGATACGCGGGTGCTTGTCAACAGTCTGCTTCAGAATTACTGCGTGAAGATTGACAGATCGTGCAAGGGGCTGATCACTGACTTGAAGTACGTGGAGGTGGACGAGGATGGAGACATCATCAAGGATCGTAGGACGGACATCCGGAAGAGCGATCTGCTTGACTGCTTCAGGTACTACTGTGCTACGTTTCATCGTGATTGGATTCGATATTTATGATGTATATTTGTAAGCATGGCACTATCGTATAAAATGCAAGTAAGAAATGACCCAGCTTTATACAATTGGACTGGGTCAACATTTGGTGTAGTATTTCAAAATTCAGGAACATTAACTTCAGGATTTGGAAATTCATTTGCTGAACTTCTAACGAATTTAGAAAGTTATTTGAATTCTTTTTTTGGAGGGTCATTTACAATAACAACTTCTACAAGTGGATCTTATACTGTTTATAACATTGATTATACAGGATTAACAACTGATCCTGTCGTTGCATTTGATAATGACATTGTCTTTTTTGTATTCACAGATCAAGCAGGTGCTTATGCAAGTTCAGGATTCTTTTCACAAGAAAGGTGCGTTGACGAAGGTCTCTGCCCCGATTGTCCAGAGATCGACACTACACCGTGCGACATCTGCTACGATGTGACTACCGATCCATGCGAGAGTACAATCTTCTTGCCCGGTCTTGATGCAGACACTACATATACACTCACGATGACAGACAACAATGCAGGAGTCAGCTACAACTACGAGGTGACAACAGACGAGACAGGTGAGGCATCAGTCATCATCGCTGACTTTCCAGTCGGTGCGTTCAGCACCTTCAGCAACTACACGGTGACGATCGTTGACGAGAACGGTGATCCTGCACAGGTGACGATCGGTTACACGACATACGATTGCTACAATCTTATATTCACACCATCAACAACAGTAACACCGCAGACATGATTAGCAATATGATTGACACGCTGATGTTCATGCTCATCAACAGTATGTTCATCAATGGACTCAAGTTAGCAATGGAAGAGGGAATGATCCTCTCATGGCTTGGCAAGTGGGGAGAGAAGTGGCTCGGCTATCTATGGCAACCGTTAGGCGGGTGCGTGACTTGCATGGCGAGTGTCTACTCGATCCCATACTGGCTCACCTTCGACTGGAATCTGCCGATGCTGATCATGTACATCCCGGCACTCGCTGCTCTCAACACGATCATCTATAACAGATACTTCGCACATGATTGAGATCATCAACTCATATCTGATCAAGATGCAATACTTCCCTCTGGGGCGATGTGCTTGTAAGGGCAAGCCATTCCGATGGAAGCACAGCGATGGTCATGAGGTGATGCTGTTCAACGATGGGAGATGGCAGTTAAGACACAACGGAAGAACTACGAGATATGGACAACAAGAAACAATATTGGGCGAAATTCAAGAATACTATTCGCAACGTCTGGGCGAAGATCATCACTCGTCTCGGTCACAAGCCGATCTGGCAGATTGAAGAGGGTCATGTGATTGAACCTGCCTTCATCAGTGGAGGAGTGCAATACTACCGATTGAAGGACTACTTCAATACTTTCAGTATGCGAGGGCTGATGGCGTTGCAGGTGTATGAAGAGTGGAACATGAGGATGCAGAAGGAGCATCTGGTATTGTTCATCGAGGCGTTCGACAAGATCATCAATGATCCAAAGCAGATTAAGATTGGTGAGTTGGTGAAGATGGTGAATGCCTTGAAGGAGCGAGTGGAGTGGGTAGTCCCGACATCGGAGATCATCTATAAGTTTGCGAGTGTTGCGTTCTTCGACAAGAATGAGAGTCCATACAGTTACGATCCTGAGTATTGCAAGCAGAAGATTGAACGCTGGAAGGAGGCAGCTGATGTCAGTGATTTTTTTATCGTGACGCAGCTGAAGGATTTGCTGCCATTGCCAACGCTATCAGAGGAAGATTTGCGGACTTGTTTAACGGTAATAGATCAGTTGAACATCATGGAGAGGGAGAGTCTCCAGCGTATCGCCTTGCGAAGCAAAACGAAAATGGATTCATCCAACGCACTCTGATCAATCAGAGGTATGGCGTGAATTGCATGAAGCTCACATTGTGGGAATACTTACTACTAATTGAACACACAAATAAATCAGAATAATGGGAAAAGAAATTAACATACTTGCACCGGAGTTAGGCTTCGGGTCATTTGGCATCGCAAAGGTTCAGATTGAAATCACAGAAAATGAAGAGACAATAAGCAGTCGATTGTATTACTTCAACATTGCTGAGTTTAGTTCCTTCTGTGACACTGTCAATACAGAGTTCGGATCTATTCATTTCGGTCAGCATTACATCGGATTGAGCAATGGAGACTATGATGTCTTACGATACAATGGATCGGAAGTGAACAGTCCTTATGTTATAGTATCTGACTTATCTGAAGCGATCGCACAGCTCGCACCGTAATCATGCCAACCTACTCTGTTGTTGATTTCAGCGACACTACGGTCAAGCTAACCGAAGACAGTCTGGAGTATATCTACAAGAAGGTGTACTGCCTGACTGCGGTGTATGGTGACTATGTGTATTTCTACACGCATCAGTTAGAGACTAATCTTCTGCGTCAGCAGTATGCTATTCTCTACACTGATTGCGTTGCACCTGTCGGGACTTCAGCAACTGATCTGAAGACGAAGATCGATGCGATCATCAACAACTACGCAGCGAATGCGCCATCGGTGTACTACGGCAGTTACTACGACAGCACGAATCAGACTAACGCAGGAGCGACAGCGGAGAACATCATCCAGATCGGGAGTGTATTTGAAGAGAATGGTGTGAGCATTCAGAATGGTGATGAGATCACCGTTGTCAATGCCGGGACTTACAATCTTCAGTTCAGCGCACAGTTTGAGAAGGGCAGTGGTCCTGATGCGTATGTGCAGTTGTGGTTGAAGTTGAATGGTAGCAATGTCGCTGACAGCAATACTGAGTTTGAGATTCATCACAACAACGGCACTTATGTCCCTGCATGGAACTTCGTCTTGTCACTCAACGCAGGGGACTATCTTCAACTTGCATGGCATAGTTCGTCAACATCAGTTCAACTATTGGCGCAAGGCACAGCATCATCACCGACACGACCAGCGATACCGAGCATGATCGTCACACTCACTGAAGTGATGGGCGTGAGTGGTGGTGGTGGTGGCTTCGATCCTGCATTAACTTTATCTTACATATCATCATACTGATGTATTTATCAGCAACGACACATATACTTGAGATACTCTCTGATGCGACAGCGACAACGAATGAGCCTGTCTATTCAGTGGCGTACAACGATCACACAAGTGCAGGGATGACTCTGCCACAGAGTAGCAGTCAGGGATTGCTCACTGGCACTACACCAGTGACTGCGGTGAGCGCACCGGGAGCGAGTACGACTCGGCAGATCGCACACTTGACAGTGTACAATGCAGACACGGTGACGAGGATCATCACGGTGCAGAAGGATGTGAGTGCTACGAATTACATCGTAGTGAAGGCATCGCTTGCCAGTGGTGCGACCTTGCAGTTCAGTCGTGAGAATGGATGGACGGTGCTGAACACAGGAGCAGGGCAGGAGAGTCTTGTCCTGACGCAGTTCATTGCAAGTGGCACGTGGAACAAATCAGCGACACTCAAAGCAGCGTTAGTATGCTGCTTGGGTGCAGGTGGTGGAGGAGGTAGTGGAAGACAGGGAGCAGCAGGTGAGAACAGATTTGGTGGTGGTGGCGGTGGAGGCGGTGCGCTTGTGTGGAGGATGTTCCAAGCATCGAGCATGAGTCCATCGTATGCGATCACAGTGGGTACTGGTGGTGGTGGCGCAAATGGTCAGGCATCAACATCGAACAATGGCAACACAGGCACGACTGGTGGAGATAGTTCGTTCGGCAGTGCAGTGATTGCAAAGGGTGGTGTTGGTGGTAGTGGTGGAACAACGACAGCAGGAACGGCAGGAACAGGAGGAACAGCAGCAGCGTCATCACCTGCGTATGGTCCTTATGCTACACCAGCAGCGAGTGGGTCAGCAGGTCAGACAACATCAAGCTCTGCGGTAGGTACTCCCGGATTAAGTGGATCACTCGCAGGAGCTGGCGGTGCAGGGGGGCAAGGCATAAACTCGGCTAACACATCAGGCGTTGCCACATCAACAGGTGGTGGTGTCTATACGAATGGTGTGTTGATCACTGGACCCACGACAGGCAACGCAGGTGTTGCGAATCAGGCGTTGAACTTTATGTTTAGCACATCGCTCAGTGGAGTGTATGGTCTCGGCACAGGCGGTGCAGGAGGTGTTCCAAGCAACATCGCAGGTACAGCAGGTGGGTCTTATGGTGCAGGTGGTGGAGGCGGTAGTGGTACGCTCAACGGCACAACAAGTGGAGCAGGAGGGTCAGGTGCAGGGGGATTGGTAACAGTGTTAGAGATATACTAAGATGGCGATAACGGAAACAGTAAACATCGTATTCGGTGTAGTCAGTGACGAACTCGATGATAGCATCGATAAATTAGTTCGTGCAGGGAAAGTTTCTAAGGAGACTGCTGCTGCTTATAAAGAGTTAGAGAACTCCAGCAAGAAGGCTACAATTGAACTCGAGAAATTAAATAAAGAGTTTGGCGAGAATAGTCAAGAAGCGTTAGAGGCGCAGAAAAGAATTGATGAGCTTAATAATAAACTAAAAAAATTAGATGAAGAAGTAAAGACAACGGCAAAAGATTTTGTTCCACTTCGTCAACGACTCAAAGAGGCAAAGGAAGAACTTCAGAAAGCAGAGGCTGCATTTGGACCATTTAGCGCAGAGGCGCAAGCAGCGAGGAAGAACGCAGGTGCGCTGACTGCTCAGCTTGATGATTTGAATCGTCAGATTAAATTGATTGAGCCAGAGGACAAGATCAAAGCATTCAGCAATCTTGGTCAGGGTATTCTCGGATCGTTCCAAGTAGCAACCGGAGCATTGCAAGCATTCGGTGCTGAGAATGAAAGAGTGCAGGAGATTGCACAGAGATTACAAGGTGCATTGAATGTCGTGCAGGGAATTCAATCAATAATAGGATTGAAGGAAGCGTATGAGGATGTTAAGATTATTCTTGGTATCACAACAACAGCGCAGAAAGCGTTGACTGTTGCTAATGAAGCAGAGGCTGTATCTGCTCAAACAGCAGCAGCAGCGAACAGAGGATTAGCTGCTTCGTTAGGTCCTATCGTTTTGATTCTTGGCGCACTCGCAGCAGCATATTATATCTTGGCTGATTCAGAAGAAGCAGCGAAGGGAAGTACCGATGATCTGTTAAAATCATTTGAAGAATTAAGGAAAGAGCAGGAATTACAATTATCAATTCTGAAATTGCAAGGTGCTAATGAAGCTGAATTAATTAAGAAGAGACTTGAGTTCAATAAGATTAATCAGGATACTCTGAATTCAATTAAAGATCAAGTTAAAGAAGAAGAAAAGAAAAAGGATATAACTACATCTATTAATGATCTTAAGAGAAATGAGAAACTACTGAATGAAGAATTAAAGAAAAGTATATCTGATTTAGCACAAGAAGAATTATTAAGAGAGCAAGCAGAACGTGAACGACAAGATTCAGCAACAAAGGGTTTGCAATCACAATTTGAAAGTGAACTTCAGAATCAATTAAAAGCAGTTGATGATTTTGCAAATCTTAGAAAGACTGCTGATCTAACAATTATAGAAAACACTAAGGACAGGGAGAATGCAAATCTTGTTACTGAGTTAGAGTCTCTGGAAAAAAAGCGTCAGATACTTATTCAATTTGCAAAAGATACTGAGTTAATTGATGCACAGATTGCAGCTAAGAGAAAAGAGATAAAAGATAAAGAAAAGGAAGAATTTAAAGCAGACTATGAAGAGCGACAAAAGTTTATCAAAGATTTAGCAGCAGCATCATTTGACTTCATTCAAGATTTAAGCAAAGCATCAATACAAGCACAGATAAATGATCTTGAACAACAGAAAGAGCAGGGCATCATCACAGAGGAAGAATATCAGGCAAAACTCAGGAAGATCAAGAATGATGCAGCCAAGCAGGAGAAAGAGTTCTCAGTCTTCGCAGCTACGTTAGCATTCACAGAGGCGTTAGTCAAAGCACTCACAACACCGAATCCTCCAGCAGCGTTAGCATTAGCAGCAGCAGTAGGAGGGTTGAACCTTGCAAAGATCATTGCTACTCCAGTACCAAGATTCAAGCAGGGTACTCTCAACGTAGGCGGTGGCAACCTCGATGCTGATGGTGGCAGTCTTGCAATGTTGCATCCGGGTGAAGCCGTGATTCCTGCCGATCGCAACAGGTCATACCATCCTACACTCAAGGCGATCTACGAGAAGCAGATCAGTCCATCAGATATCAATGCTTATGTGTTGAATCGTCTTGCAGGGCGTGGTAGTATCGGACGAGATACGGTGACTGCGAAGGTTGACACATACGCATTGAGCAAGGCAATGAGTCGTAACAAGGGAGTGCAGATTGAGAATGCACAGATCGTAGGTAAGGCGATTGCGAGTGAACTGGCAGGACGCATTAACAGGAGGCAGATGCTATGATGAAGTTCATGTTCGATGGTAACTATGTCGATCCTGCTCTTAACTGGCAGGAGATCACATCTACATTGAGGCGTGACAAGGATCAGAATCTGTTCTTGTTGTTTCAAGAATATACTCTGGAGTTCGATGGTAGTGGATTCGCTTATATCAAAGCGATCGTTGATGGTGATACTTTCTGCGAGGAGATCGTTGTTTCAATCTTGAAAGAATGCGATGGTCAGGAGCAACTGATCTTCAAAGGCACACTGTTTATCGTAGATGTCGAGATCAACGAGCGCACTTGTATTGCGAATTGCAAGGTCAACGACATGAGTTTTTTCAGTCGTATAAACAACAACAAGAATATAGATACTGCTCTCGATGCGGACTTCACGAAGAACCTTGCACAGATCACTGCTCCGGTAGTATATGAACTTGACGTACATCGTGTGTTGAACAATGTACTCAAGTACACAGTTGATTGTTGCAGGGTGTTTGAAGCGTTCAAGTATTATATCTCGTTTATGAGTGACAACAAGGTAGGTTTCTCTTCAAGTCTTTTCGGCATCAATGGACAATGGGAAGGGCTGTGCATCACCACAGGGGAGCGATTACGTGGCGTTACTCCAAGTATTCTGGTAGGAAGATGGGAGCCATTCAGTTTCAATGATCTGTTCAATGAGATCAACAAGCGGATTCCGATTGTCTTACTCATTGATGATCCTTATGGATCACCAGTGGTGAGAATCGAGAGCATTGACTATCTGAACAATGCGAACATCGTATATTCAGCTAATGACATCGAGGAGATCGTTAGCAGTTACGATCAGGATAAACTCTATGCGGTGGTGCGTTTCGGCAGTCCTGTCGATGATACCTTCACGGACTTTCCTGAGACGATCAACTTCTATGGATTTAAGCAAGAAGAGTTCCACATCTTAGGCACGTGCAACCTTGATCAGACTCTTGATCTCACGTGCGACTGGATCACATCGAGTAACATCATCCAGCGTCTTGTTGACTTCGGTGATCAGGGCTATGACAACAATATATTCCTCATTGATTCGATTTTGACAAATGCGACATCAGGAAGGACAACGAACACGAATTTCATAGGATCTAATCCTGCACGATTCTTCTACAATGAGGAGTTGAACAATCAGAATATTGCAGATAGATACATTGAGGACTTGAGCGATAGTCTTGCAGCGTTCTTCGTAGAGACGCAAGATGGGCGTGCGCTCGCTTACAGAGCCACTAATCTTGCGTGTAGTGGAACACCGAACTATCTGACTCCTGTCACTACTACTCAGTTTAACACGACTGAAAGCTTTGACTTCGGAAACTACTACGATCCTGTCTTGTGCAGGTACACAGCATTGGAGACTGGCGTGTATAATTTCAAAGCACAGATCAGGATACAGTGTCAGGCAGGTACATTGAATGGTAAAGGATACTATCAGTTCTGGTGCGTGCATCGTGATGCTGTTGGCAATGTCATACAGATATATCAGATGTACGATCCGATCTTGAATCCTACGAATCCATACATCACACCGAATCCAACATTCCCGACCATCAACAATCAGGTGATGTACATCGGACCGAATACAATTCTGGGTGTGACAATTAACGGCATCATCGCACCTACATCGATAGCAATGACGCAGGGAGATTACATTGATATGCAAGTGAAATATGATCCTGCGACTACTGCATATCCTTTCGGTCCACCCTATCCTATCGGTAGTGTGTTAGGATCGAACAGGGGAACGATCATCGGAGGCATTGACAATACTTACTTTGAATGTACGACTGCGAACAATTATGGTGGTATATTTGTAAATGTGGATCAACGAAACATAAGAGTGCAACTTCACAAGTTCACTTATCCAATGACGCAGACAGACTTCGATGCTATCCTTGCGAATCCTGTTGGTCGATTTACCTTCGGCATGAATGGTCAGGACCCTCGATTCGGATGGATTCAAGAATTAAAGTACAATCACACAACTGGTCTTGCAGACATCACATTGCAGACATCTAAAGCATCTCAGTATGGCAGTTAGTTTTATACCCAATCAACCAATATTATTTGAGGCAAGTGACTTTCCTGCACAGCCGTGTTTGAATAAAGATCAGAGAGCCTATGCTCCACTGATGCAACAGAACGATGAGATGTGCGTGCAGGTGATTAACGAAGGATGTGAGTCAACTTGTGATACTAACATTGGAGCAATACCAAATCAGTTGACGAATGGATCACTGACTGTTGACTTCACAGGATGGACGAGTGTGCTATTCGACAATACTCCTCCTACTCCTGATCCGGGATTCCCTCACTTCACAATCAGCAGCGCAGGGGCTACGTGCGATGGAACTCAGTATGCAGGATTCTATCAAACGATTGCTGCAACAGGAGGATATTGGCTTGTTAGTTTTGATCTGGATATACAGAGTGGAGATGTTCAGATTGGCATTGGTGATGCAGCTACATTGAATCTGAATACAGTTGTTCTTACCACAGCATCAGTTAAGAATATAGATAACAGATTCACATTCTTCATTGACACTTCATTAGGATCAGACTTTTGCGTGTTTGCAAACAGTGCCGGGTCAATCTTTACAATCAAAGACATCAAGGCAGTAGAGATAGCTGGCGCATTGGGCGCACAATACTGTTATGATCTCGGTGATGTTGACACGAAGAATTGGAGATATGTTGAGAGCGTGAATGGTTATCAAGCGATACCGAACGCAGCATTCAGCAATATATGCAGTCAGACTTTTGGATTAGCCACAGGACAGACTTACATCATCAGATATACAATCACAGATCAGACGAATGGAAGTCTGACATTGACAACAGATACGAGTGCGACAATAATCGACACGCAAGCGCAGAATGGTAGTTATGTAGTTTATTACACGCACACCCCAGCAAGTGAGCAACTATGTCTTGAAGCCGATGCAATGTTTGATGGTGTTGTGGTGATTGATGTGTTGATTGCTTGCTATGATCAACAATTTCGCATTTTAGATTTAGAAGACAATGCACTTACTAAGTGGTATGATTCTACCGATCTGACGCATCCTGTCACATTCTATCAAGACAGAATCATCTGGTGTTTTAATCTCAACCAATTGCGTGATCCTACTGATGAAGATGACATCTCACTGACAAGCGGATGCTATAAGGTGCAGATACAAGATTGTTGTGGGGAAGTGCTTGGACAATACACAAGCACGAACTTCATCAACTACAATGTGCTTGGATGGGATTGCTCTCGATGGGTGGAAGGTAGTAATGATGGCTATGCTTTCGGCTTCTTCTTCTCTGATCCAAGCACATCAACACAGTTCACTCTCGGACAACGACTGAGGATTCTGCAATTCAATCCTATTTATCCAGCTGTGGTGAATGAATACTTATACAGCAACGGAAACAGAACACGCTCCTATGCACAGTCAAGCAAACAGAGACAAGCGTGGTTCGACTATGTGGATGAAGTCACACACGACATCATCAGATTGCAGATGCTCTGCGATACGTTGACGATTGACAATGTGAACTTCTTTTGTCTTGCTGAAGACTATGAGCCTGAGTGGGGCGAGAATGGAAAGTACAATCTTGCACAGAGTCGTGTCACCTTGCAGATGGTGACTGAGCCAACGCTATACAACAAGTCATGCTAAGAGGAATCATAACCATCGCACTGAAGCATGCACTATACGGACGCTATGCTTACAACCTTGCCCTCTCGATCAAGGCGAATGATCCTACCTTGCCAGTGGCGGTGATCGCTGATGATGCAGGGATCGCTCACCTGAGTCAGGCGCAGCGCATGGTATTCGATCACATCATCACACCAGAGGAATCGCAATGGTGCAGGGGAGAGAAGAAGCTTCCGCTTGTGTGCAAGTTCTACCTGAACGATCTCACACCATTTGAAGAGACGCTGTTCGTGGATGCTGACATGATCTTTAGTCAGCTCGCTGATATGCCTTCGTTCTGGGAGAGCATGAGAAACGTGAGATGGACGATGGCGAATCGTGGGAGTAATGACCCGGACAAGGGCATCTCTGAATGGGTGAATCCCGATATGCTCAAGCAGTCATACGGTGATGTCAAGCAGTGGTTCGATCTGAGCAGTGAGTGGATATACTGGAAGCGATGCCCGCTCTCTGATCGTATCTTTGTATCAGCACGGAAGCACTACGATGAGGGCAAGCTAACGACACGGAGCTTCGCAGGGGATAAGCCTGATGAACCGTTCTTCAACCTTGCGCTGATCGAAGCGGATCACAAGCCTCATGCACTGCCTTATCAACCTACCTACTGGCAACCTGCTATGAAGCGACCGATGCCAGCGATAGAGATCAAGAGAAAGTATCTTGCCTTCAGTGTAGGTGGTAAGATGATACCCAAGCAACAACAACTGATCTATGATGAGTTCGCCAAGAACGCATCGTACAAAATGAAAATGCCGACCTTGAAGGTAACACATAAGATGAATCAATTACCTGAACGTACAGTAATATAGACAATGCCGATAGTATCTCCCTCTTTCCTCGAACCATACCTGATGCAGAAGCACAGGCACGAAGACTATGATGATGCGTATGAGTTATACGAGGAACTTGAAGTCCACGCAGATGGTGAGTATCCACATGATCTTATTGATCAGCGCAGACCTGCTGAGAGTGAAGACATAAAGAACTATCGCAAGAAGATATTCGTTCCGATCACAAAGCCTGTGTTCACCAAGATTCAGAACTCACTGATGAAGATTCGCAAGAGTCAGGACTGGATGATTCAATTCTCTGGTGATCTTCCTCCACGCATCAGCGAGGACGAGTCACCTGAGAAGTATCTCATGTATAAGTTTCCTCGCAATGGGAGCATCACCAACTGGATGTTCGGTGTGTGCATGAAGCAGTATCTGATTGATGCGAACGCTGTCATCCTCACTCTGCCGACACGATGGGAGATACCAGACAATGAATACTTCCAACCCTATCCGATGATCTTCAACGCACCTGATGTACTGGATTACAAGGAGGGTATGTTCTATCTGCTCAAGGAGCATGATCAGGATAAGTATTGGATGATTCAGCCCGATGTGATTCAGATATTTGAAGTCAAAGACTACCAAGTACGTGAGGTATTTCAGGCGGTCAATCCACTCGGATACATACCATGCAGACACACGTATGGCATGGTGCTTGAGAACTATGAGCATCGTGCTTTGTATGAGTCTCGCATCAGTGGCATCGTGCCTAAGATGAATGAGGCTGTGCGTGAATACAGTGACCTCCAGTCAGAGGTGGTACAACATATTCATAGCACACTATGGTCGATGCAACCGCAGCAGTGCGGACGATGCAAGGGACTCGGTGAGATACCGAAGGAGAATTCAGCACCCGTAAAGTGTTCAAGTTGTTCGGGCAAGGGACTGATGCCATTGAATCCGTTCGAGCATTTGATCCTTGCAGTACCCAGAGCAGGAGAGCCAGCGATACCTACTCCTCCGATTGGCTATGTACAGAAGGATACTGAGATTGTCAAGATACAAGAAGAGCGCATCCGTCAGCATATCTACGATGCGCTGAGTGCTATCAACATGGAGTTCCTTGCAGAGAGTCCACTTGCTCAATCAGGCGTTGCCAAGCAAGTAGATCGTGAAGAGTTGTACTCGTTCGTCCATAGCATCGCAGAGGACATCGTTCGCATCATGGACGAGGTGATCTATGACATCTGTGCATGGAGATACTCAGGTGTGACCAATGACATCAGAGAGTTGTTGCCATACATACCAGTCCCTGAACGTTATGATATGCTTAGTGGCAAGGTCCTTGTTGATGAGTTGACAAGTATGGTACAGGCGAAGGTTGATCCTGCGATCATCAACGCAGCGCAGATTGAGCTTGCCGGGAAGAAGTTCAACGATAGTGACGTGAAGGATATGGTGGTGTTGAAGTTGAGACTCGATCCATTCGCAGGAGTGCCGGAGGAGAACATCAGTCTTCAACGTATGTACGGAGCGATTGAACAGGACGATCTTATCATCCATGCCAACATCAACAAGTTCGTGAGTCGTGCAATCAATGAGATTGAGAACTTCGCAGGACTTACATATCAGGAGCAGATGAATCAGATGCTGCAATACGCAAGGGAGCGCACACCATCACGACTACCAGCGACACCTCCTGATACTGGATTATAATGGCTACACAAGCAGAGATCATTGAGCAACTGACAGAGGTCATTGAGATGCGTGTATCTCAGTGGGGGGAGCGTATGCCAGAACTCCAGCGTCAGTCCTATGATGTCGTGCTGAACCTGACTGCTGACCTCGACACAGATGCGGATGGTAAGATCAAGCCAACGACTAAGAACATCAAGATCATCAGCAAGATCAAGGATGAACTCAACAGAGTGATCTTCGACAAGCGATATCAGGACGATCTCGATCTTCTGCTGGAAGACTACAACGAGATTACTAAGTTGCAGAACCAATATTTCACTGCTACGGTAGGCAAGTTCAAAGTGCCTTCGGTGATGGAGCAGATCAGCAGCCTTGCACGGGAGTCAGTGATAGATCAGCTCGGACAAGATGCAATCGGTGTAAACTTCGTGGACCCGGTGCGTGACATCCTCGTCAAGAACGTGACCACAGGAGGAAGCCGTGCAGAGTTCATCGAGCAGGTGCGTGAATACATCCTCGACACAGATGCAGGGGAAGGTAAGTTAGCCAAGTACACCAAGCAGATCGTGACAGATTCCCTCAATCAGTATTCTGCCAACTACTCAGCAGTCCTGACTGACGATCTCGGTCTGGAATGGTATCAGTATAGTGGATCACTCAAAGACACATCACGACCGATCTGTGATGCGCTGATCGAAGCGAAGAAGGGCTGTATGCCTTTCATCCATCGCAGTCAGTTGCAGGAGATCGTGGATGGCTATGTCTGCGGAGAGAGGGTCCCGATCTATGACAAGACAGGACTTCCGCAAGGGATGATACCCGGAACGAACGCTGCCAACTTCCGCATCAATCGAGGTGGGTACAATTGCAACCATCAGTTATACGCTGTCAGCGCAGCCATTGTGCCGAAGAAATTGCGTGATAAATTCGCAGGAAAATAGTGTATATTTGTATATATGAATCAAAAGTTTTTAAAGGTCACAAAGTACGGTCAGGACTGGTTTGAATTCCCAGCCGACAACGAGGTCAACGTGAGAGCCATGCTGATGAAGGATGGTGTTGATGCCGTGTGTGAGATCGTGCCAGTGGACAATGAGGTCAAGCTTCTGAAGGTTCAGGAGAAGACAATAACGATGACAACAAAAAAGAAATAACATGAACGTAGCTGAATTTATTCAGAACATCGCTGACCGCATCGGCATGGACAATGCAGATGAACAATTAAAGCAGATTGTCACCAATCCTGCACTCTCTTCTATCGCTGTACCTTCAAGCATCGCCTCAGGCGTGCAGGGTAAACTGATGACTGAAGACGAGGCGAAGTACAATCCAACAATCAAGAAGCACTTCACTGCTACTGCACTGAACGCTGTCGATCTCAAGATCAAAGATGTGATTGACTCGTATGAGTTCGATGACGAGATCAAGTCATCAATCATGAGCGAGCAATCGTCTTACAATCGTATCGGTCTTCTTGCGAAAGCCATCTCTGATGCGAGGGAGAAGGCAATCAGCGCAACAGGTGGAGAGAAGAAAGCACTGCTTGACAAGATCAATGAACTGACAACCTTGCTGAACACCGAGAAGGATTCACGCAAGAAGGACATTGAAGCAGTGAACTCACAATGGCAACAACAGCTCACAGATAAAGAACTGAACTCGATGTTCACTGGTTATGATTACGCTCTCGACTTAGATCGTGATGTGACCATCACTACTGCAAGGAATCTGTGGGAGAAGAAACTTAGAGAGAGGGGAGGGAAGTATGTCTATGATCAGACTGGACTCAAGCTCGTGAACAACGATGCACCCGATCTTCCATTTACAATTGACAACAAGCCTGTCGACATCCGCAACTTCACAGAGTCGGTACTTGCCGATGCGAAGTTGTTGAAGGTGAAAGGGGCGCAAGCACCTGCACCAGTTGCAGGTCAGCCAGTGCCAACACCATTGCCGACAAAACCAATTGCACCAGCAGCGAAGAGTCAAGTGAGTCAAGCACTCGCTGACTTCCGTGCAGGATCGAACTGAAATTCGTGATTAGTGATAGGGTCTGATGACCAATAGCAGGGCGCAAGCCAACACTTAGTATTCCAATTTAAACTTCTAATTTATCCTCTATAAAAATGGCTAATGGATATTGCGAAGCTCTGCTACTTCACCTTGAATCTATCGCAGGGCAAAACTATCCCGGACAGAAAGTAACAATGCCGGGCTTCTTGAATATGTTGGTGACTTCACCTGATCGTCCTTCTGCAATTCAGGAAGGTTATCAAGGCGGTCACTACCGTACAGTGAATGTAAAATATATGCCTCGCACCGTGCCTGCACAGGTGTCAACTTCTGACTCTTGCGCTATCGATCTGCAACCCGCATACAAAGAGACTACTGTGAGCGTGAACAACGTAGCGCAGTCAGGACTCTGGATCGCTGACGATACAGTACGTCAATACTGCGAAGATGCTTCACGCACCGTTGCAGTAGGTCAGCCAGCTACTCAGCTGATGACTGAACATCTGCGTGGAATCCTTCATGCGATGAATGGAATCTATCAGAAGATGGAGAACGTGCTGACTACAAGCATGGCTTCTACCTTCGGTAACCACGTTGCTACAGGCACTGCGACTGCTGTGGCTGTGAACATCGAGCAAGATGGTACTCTCAATGATCTCGGCACTGGTATGACTAAGCTATTAACAGATTTTGCTGCCAACGAAATGTGCGGGCAAGCGGTGTTTGTGGGGGCTTTGGGGTCACTCATGCACTCGTATAGCATCCAGAAGAATCGTGCTGCGCTCGGACTTGCTTCTGCTGGTGTTGACTTCGGTGCTATGACTAATGACTTCCAGTTCTTCGCATCTGGACAGACTGGTAGCACATGGGGCGCACAGCACGTTGGTATGTTCGCACCGGGTAGCGTTCACCTCGTAGAGCGTCAGGACAACGTAGGATCATTCGCTGGTCAGCGTGGTACTTCGTTCTTCACCACTATCGTTGATCCACGCACTCAGTGCTGGACTCCGAACGGTCTTGGAAACATCGCCTTCGACTTGCAAGTGAAGTACATCGACTGTCCAGAAGACCTTGCGAACCTCGCTGCTGGCTATGTGAATCCTGATAACTTCACTGCTAATCGTGGTTATGCTCTCTACATCAAGAAGCGTTACGGTCTGTTCACAACACCGAAGGATGCCTTCGATGGCGGTGATCGTATGGCAGGAAGCAATGGCACACTCCGCTACGTTGTTTCTAATACATAAGATTTGTTCTTGTTGTTGTCGATTGGGGGCGGGTTCGCTCGCTCCCTTTCATTAATCCTTAACTGAATGAACTGTTTAACTGGCTATGTAGGACTGAGAGGGTGTGGTGATACTACACCACCAAGCGGATTGTACGTGAACGATCTGCCGGGCATCTCCAACGAGATACTCGTCAAGCTCACCAATCAGGAGAACGCAACTTACGTTGATGTATGGAATATGATACAGCAACGTGCAGGGCTGCGTTTCTCTCTCGATGTGCGTGAAGCAATGGGCAAGCACTATAAGTTGAACAGTCTCATGCAAGGGATTAATGTAGGCAACGACATCGGTGCTGCATCAGTCTCAACACCTGCGAACTTAGCAGGGTTCACCATCGAGATGATTGATGCAAACTATGAGTTTGTTCCATCACCACTCGCTTCGATTCATCTTCAGCAGATTGTTTTCTACTCTGACAACCAATATCAGAGTATTGATTTCTATGTTTTTGATTTAGATACTGGTAATCTGCTTGGGAGTTATGCCAGCTCATTGGTTGCAGGAAAGAACATCATTGAAGTAAACACTACTTTTCACAATCTCTATATCAATCCTGCATGGAGGGTAGCAGTCATGTTTGACATCACGCAGGTGTCAGGCACGTTTGATCTTGTACTTCCGTATTCAAGATCAATGATGTCATGCTGTGATATTCGTCTGCAAGGATACAGCAGTGATGGTGAGTTGTTAGCAGGATCATTCGGAAGCAACACCTATGGCATGAGTGGTATCTTCAGCATCGTCTGTAATTGGGATGCGCTGATCTGCCAGAACAAAGTATTGTTCTCCCGTGCATGGTGGTATCTCTTAGGTATCGAGATGCTCACCGAATTATTATACAGCAACAAGCTAAACCAATACACCACTGTGAACCTTCAGCGCATGGATGCTCTCCGTGCAGAGTATCAGGTCGAGTACAACAAAACATTGACGCAGGTAGCAGGAGGATTCAAACTCTCATGCGACTGTTGTATCGAGTGCAATGAACCAGTACAGTTAAGGGAAGCAACACAATTCTATTGATATGAGAAATAAATGTGGATGCAGAGGCGGTAAGCGTGGAGGTAAGAAATGATCAGCGTTGATGTTGATGTTTCTGCTCTTGTTGACTTGAAGAAGCGAGTGCTTACATTAGCGCAGACTGACTCTCTGTTGCGTGAGATTGCATCAAGTATGCTGAGTGTTACAAGCACAAGGATACATGAGCAGGGCATCAAGTCAGATGGTTCGCAGATTGGAACTTATAGTCCTTCATATCTTGAACTAAGGCGAGAGCAACAAGATCGTAGTAATACCAATGTAAATCTTGTATTCACAGGAGATATGGAAAAAGACTATAAGATCATACCAATATCAGACACAGAGTACGGTCTTGGATATACTGACGATAACAATGCCGACAAAGCCAAGTGGAACACCCAACGCTACGGAAGAATATTCGCACTCACAGACGATGAACTCTCTCAAGTGCGTGACATCATTAAAGAATACTTAAACAAATTATAATGCCATACATCAGTCAGATCGTTGACATCATCAACAACACTCTTGCCAATGGCAAGATTAAGGATGACATTCGATTCCGTAAGCAACTGCACGGACTGGCTGAACTTTTACCACGACATATCAATGACGATCAGAACGCAATTCCTGCACTGGTATCATTGACAAATAACATCACCTTCTCAGGATTTGATGACAGCAAGAGCATCGTCATCTATCACAGGTGCGTGGAGACAGAGATCATCGAGAGTGAGTTTCAGTTCGGTGATGGACTCAACACAGCAAGAGAAGAAGCACGGATGCGTATGTATGTATTCGCAAACAGGACAATCACGAAGACCACACCACAGCAGTTGAGCTTCCTGCTGAGTAGTGGAATACAGCAGCAGTTAGCGTACTCGCAGTTGACAAACTATCCGGGACTATTCACTGCTACAATCGAAGCTAACATCACGAATTACAACAGCGTTGAGATATTCTCCAACGAATACAGATTACCTGCAACGGCTTATCCTTTGCAACCACATCACATATACATGGCGTTAGATTATGTTATCACGACAGACTATGACTTGTCATGTATTGATGATTGTTTAACTTGTTAAAACACAAAACAAATGTCAGTATATTATCCAGCGTCTAATTGTGGAGGTGGTGCAATTCCACAGTATAGCTGTAACCCTTGCCCAGAATTTGAAACTGCGAGAATCAGATCGGTGGCGTTCGTCAAGAACACATTCTCATTTACCGATCCTTCCGATCCTAATGAGTGGAATACAGGACTCGGAACAGGAGACATCATTGTAATATGGGCAACTTCGGGATCTTATGACGGGAGTGTCATTGAAGAGGTTGTTGGATTTGGCGATGCCGAGACAAACAATGGTGGTGCAACTCACATTCTGACTTACAAAGACCCGAACTCAACTACAAACTGCAACTTCTACAATGCGATTAAGAACAGCAGTGACTACACTGTATGGTTCAGAACATCGAGCAAGATATGGGAGGCAGGTGCGCCAGCAACGATCACTCCTAAGATTCCAATAGCTGATGATCTGAAGGCAGTTGTTACCTATGAGGTACAAGTGAAGTGGCAGAACAGCAACTTGCCATGTCCCTACCCTACTCCTGAGGGTACGTTCGATCAGTGTTATATCCCTTTAGTGTAGAGCCTGAAGATGGCAACTTCGAACTGCTGGAAGATGGGCTACCTGCACTCTTAGAGGATGGTGATTATTCACTGCTTGAAACTTAATCAATGGGACAGAAGATATCTCAACTTACAGATGGTGTGAACGCACAGGGCAATGACCTTGTGCGTGTCGCACGCTTCAGTGGTGGTCAGTACATCGACAGATCGCTAACACTCGGAGACATCGGTGGACTCGTCAGCAATGTCACCGTGACAGGTGGCAATACGCTGCGCTTCGCTGACTTCGAAGATGGTACTAACACGGTAGGGACAGGCACACCACGCACGCTATCATCACTCGGATATACCGATGGATCAGCAGCGACACAGTTCCCTCTCACTGCTGCTGCATGGGGGAGCATCACTGCTTCCTCCACTGATTACGATACTGCTGTGATTCAAGAAGCGTTCCTGACGCTCGGTCTTGGAAGCAACAAGATCAAGCAACTCAATGCAGGGTATGGTGACTTCATCCTATCAGGGCATGAGATCATACTTCCTGCATACAAGGGGACTGGATCATCAGGGTATCCGAATCAGTTCGTCTTCGATGGGCAAGGATGCACCTTCTTCTGTCGTGGATCGCAGCCGTATGGATTCACATCAGAGATTGCAGATCAGACTGAAGCAGATGACAAGGCGATATTCAATACATGGGCATGGTCGAACTGTAAGATCGTGCAAGGTCCCGGTGGAGGTGTATCGGTAGGGATGAGGCTCGGTGCGTGTCGATCGCTCGACATGAGAAACGTGGAATTTGAAGGTCTTGATGCCAATGGATTTGAAGGTGGATTTCTGCTCAATTCTCTATTCACTAATGTCAACACTAACTTCTGCGCTGAGTATGGTGTGAAGATCGACAAGGGATGGTGGAGTGGTGCAGGATATTCTACTGCTGGCAATCAACCGATGTTTGTCAACTGCCGATTCAGAACCACAGACCCCAGCTCTATCGGTGCAGGGATCATCGGTTGCGACAGCGTAGAGTTCTATCGCTGTACAGTCGAAGGCACTGATGGTGCGTATGGCATCTACATAGACAACTCTTCTACAACGGTGGCGAAGAATGTTCTGATCAGCGGTGTCCACGCAGAGATCGGTGGTGGCAACAAGTACACAAATGCCATCATCGGCATAAAGGGTAGTGATCCATTCACCTGTGAGGTGCGAAGAGTCTTCTGGCAATCATCGGCTGCTAACGTAGTGTTGTTGGAGTCAGAGTCTGTGAATGCAACTAATCACATCGTGATCAGGGACTGCCTCACGAATCAGTCGTGGAAACTAAAGCAGATTGATACTACCGGAGGCACATCATCATGGGACTTGAAGAACATCACTCTGCAAGGTGGACCATCCACCGCTGCTGATGTGATCAACACTGTTACCTATCCGAACATCTGGGCAACAGCAACTGTGCCTGTAATATCACGAGTACGATTCGAGAAACCATTGAATTGATATATGTCTCCACAACAGAAGCAAGTAGTCACGCACCTGCATCAATGGTCAACCATCTTGTTCTTGCCTGTCATCACCTTCTTAGTTGCGGATATCTACCGTGACTTCAAGCTGACCAGAGATAAGGTGATCCAACAGAGTGAGCGAATCGAATACCACGAAGACAGATTAACAAGAGTAGAGAGATATGTCTTTAATCAGTAGCAGCGAACTCATACAAGCGTACGGTGATCCACGCATCAACACATCTGCGTGGGAGAGGCAGAACATGAGGTACTATCGTGTACCCGGATTCATCAAAGAGAAGAATCCGTTCCTGCCAAACATCATCTATATGCACCGAGAGTTCATTGATGTCGTTGATGTCTGGCTCACTGCTCTCACCTTCGGTGATCTGATCAAAGAGATCAAGACCTATGATGGATGCTGGAATGTCCGCAATAAGAGAGGGCAGAGTACACTTAGCGTCCATGCCTTCGGTATGGCGATAGACTTCAACGCTACTCACAATCCATTTAAACTAACCAGAGAGCAAGCCATCGAGAGAGGGTTGAAACCATTCAGCAAGGAGTTCATCAAGGTGAGTCGATCTTACATGGACTGCGGTGCTGACTGGCGCACTACTCCTGATGGTATGCACTTTCAAATTAAACGCATAGATGCAATACAATCTTGAACAAGCACGGCTGTGGTTTAGAGACGCACTGCCCACTACTCGTCCCAATGGATTCCAAGTGAATCGTGATCTGATGATCTTGGATGATAACACATCATACGTGTGGCAAGATCCACAAGGATGGATAAAGGTAGTGCTTCCGTTTGGTGCGACTGGACCTCAAGGTCCTGCGGGTCCACAAGGTCCATTGGGTAATACTGGATTGACAGGTCCACAGGGTATGCAAGGTGAGACAGGACCGCAGGGTCCTCCGGGACCACAGGGTCCTGCTGGCAGTGGAGGTGGAAGCATACCGACAGGGAAGACATACTATGTCACTAACGAGACAGAGCTACGCAATGCAGTCACTGCTAACGCTGCGAAGATTTACATCGTGCAAGACATCGGACTCACGCAGTCGCTCAACCTACCTAAGACATCGCCCAACAGATTCAAGGGTATGGTGATTGATTTGTGTGGAAACACGATATTTGATAACTCTGCCAATGGTCTGACCTATCTCATAGGACGAAAGCCAGCAGATCAGAACGAAGCACTGAACATCATGCAGAGTTGGGCATTCATCTTGCTCAATGGTGCGTTACAAGGTAAGAGCGCAACGCAGACAGGCACACTGCTTGATCTTGGTGCGACCTACAACTCACGCATTGAAGGAGTCAATGTCATCAATGCGAAGGTCGGCATCCATGTTAAGTTCGGACTTATGACCACGATCCGCAATTCATTGAGCAACTCCATCAGCGAACAGAGTTATGTGCTTGACAATGGTGATTGGGCAGGTGCAGGACTCAGCAATGCACAGAGCAATCACTCTTTAATCGAGCAGGTGCGTGTCTTCAATCGTGGTGGTAACTTCAGTGCCATCTCAGTCATCGGTGCATCCGGTGTGATCATCCGTCAGAGCATCAGCGAGGGTGGCGATCCGCAGCATCATGTCTTCTGGGACTCTAAGGGAGCGACAGTGGTGAAGGATGGGAAGATCGAAGGATTCCACATCGAGAGCAAGTCAACGGTAGCAGGGATCAAGGTGAAACTTGCGTCAGGATATATGACGATCTCCGATGTGTACAGTCAGTACGACAACGTGCTGATAGACGCTGAGTCTGTGCTTGGATATCCGCACCTATACGTGAAGAATATTCCGTGGTTTACAGGAGGAAGTAAATTGAAGACATTAGGCACATCAGTCATATGGAACTTTGAAGAGTTATACTTCGATCCGACTGATGCGACTAAGTGGGTGGGCAATGTCAAGCCCTTCTACTGGAGCTGGAAAGATATGCGCCAGAGTCCTTTCTGGAAGGGCAATAGTATTCAGATCAACTCACAGACATTCCAATGATAAAGTGGACTAATTACTGGAAGCCGACAACGAAGACGATGCGAGCAGTCGGTGACACGCTGCTCGGTGTCGGTACTCTTGCGAGTAGTTATGGCATCATGGAGGGGCAGAAGGATATCGCCATCATCTGTCTCGGAAGTGGTGTGGTTGGAAAATTTATTACTAATTTCACGGCTGATGAGAAGAAGATACCAAGTGGAGATTCTACTGCTGATTCTCCTGCTGACAATAATAATACTGATGAAGTATGATTTTGATTGCAGCAACATTACTACTCCTACCAACCATACCACTATGTGCGTGGATAGCTTATGAAGTACAGCCAAAACAACGAACAGACGATCATCAGTAATTACTTTCAAGGAAAGATCGGACGCTTCCTTGACATCGGTGCGTATGATGGCATCGCTTTAAGTAACACCTATTCGCTGGTGTTAGATGGGTGGAGTGGTGTGATGATCGAAGGCAGTCCGATGACTTTTGAACTGCTGAAGAAAAACATCACGCAGGAGTCAGTCACGCTGATCCATGCACTTGTTGATATTGAAGAGAGCAGAGAGGTGACGTTCTTCGACAACACAGAGGCAACTGCTACCATGAACATAGGCAACTACGAGAAGTGGTTGAAGGCAACACCGTTTCACGAATGCACGATGATGACCACACCTATCTCGGAGATACTTGACGAGCATGGTTATGCTTATGACTTAGTGAGCATCGATGTCGAGGGAGGTAGTGCTGATCTGTTCCGGTGGATGTCTGCCCGGATGCCTGATGTGAAGGTATGGGTGGTGGAGCATGATGGTCAGGACCTGCAATTGGAGGGGTATCAGGTGCTGGACCGGAACGGTGAGAACCTTATTTTCGGGCGGATCAGCTAAGAATTCTATAGATTTTAAGTAAAATTTTGTCGCTGATTGTCAAGCAGTTAGCGGAAATGTTATGTTTATTTACTTGTTTAATTTGGAAGTTAAGAAAGTATGACTGTATATTTGCCTATCGATAAACAACAACAACAAATAAACAACAACATGAAAGCAATAGACATCAAAAAATCAATCACATTCAAAATGGTAAACGAGGAAGCGAGAGAACTCAGCACTAAGTTATGTAACAGAATGTATGTTTGTCAAAAGAATAACACACTCTATGTTTCAATGATTAAAGAGGGTAAAGTATTGTCAGGATGGGACTTCGGTAATAAAATTATATAACTCCCAACGGGGCGCAGCATCCTACACTGCAATAACAACAACAACAACAACACAAAAAACAAATAAATATGAAAACAAATTCACAAACACACCGCAATCTTACGGCAAAACAAGCCATTAAACTGGCGAAGCAATGTTTCAGAGAGGAGCATTCTCGCAGAGTTCCAAACAATGCAGGAATATCAGTTCATCCCCGGAATGGCGGTGGACGGTATGTCCTGATAAGTGGCGCAGGATTAACGACAGAATTCTATTTTAACTAACAGCATCGGGGCGCAGCATCCTACACTGCAACAACAACAATGACAACAGAGCAACAACAAATCATCGAACGATACTTCAGTAGAGATGGTGAGCAATACCATCTAAACACTGGTGGAATCCACATCGGTTTCTTTGAATTTACGATTAGCCGGGACACTCCCGTAGTCTTAGAGATTAAAGTCAACCATACTGTGATCACTATGTGGAAAGAAGTAAATCAATTACACATTACTATACTATGAAACAACACGAACTTAAAGCCATCAAGACATCCCTAAAGTTCGGTGACGTGGCGATCATCGCAGCCGAGTGCGGTGTCAGCACTGTCACCGTGCAAGCTGCGCTCAGAGGCGATGCAATGACCGACACAGCGAAGATGGTTATCGACCATGCCAAGCACCTCATCAAGTTGAGGGAGGATAGAATTGAATATCTTAGAACGGTCATCAAACCGAAATACGGAAAGCTATGACCATCATCGTCACCAACTCGTTTATGCGCTACCTTAGGTGGACTGAACTAAACGAAAACACAACCATCTATATCACTGCCAATGGATCACTTCTCTATACTCTTGACCTCCATACACCTTGAGTTACTCGCAAACATTATCAGGACAGAGTTCGATGTAAGTCCCGATGACGAGTATTGCTGGAGCTTGATCGACCTCGCTGCTGCGCTTGAACTCTATGAGTTAGCAGCCGAGATGAAGAAGGACTTATTAATCTCATAACAACAACAACAACATGACAACAACAAACAACATCTGGCACACTGATCATTTCTGGCAGAGTGCCGAGCAGGACAAGATCATCCCTGCGTTATTGAAGTTCCATCGCTCTGAGATCAGGGTTAGCAAGGACAGAACAGTCCCGGTTGGGGGCAACAGGACCAGATCCTACACAACGCTTGACGAGATCATGCGTGTGATCAAACCAGTCCTCGCTGACTCCGGAATGTTCCTCATCCAATCTCTCGCTGGTGGCGATGTCATCACGATGGTCGTGCATGAGAGCGGTCAGTTCATTGCCTCCAGAGTGGGCTTTGTACCGATGACCGGGAACAATACCAACAACCTCCAGAACGCAGGAGGGGGGCTGACCTATTTAAAGAGGTACTGCATTTCTGCCCTTCTCGCTGTCAACGCAGAGGATGACGATGACGGTGCAACGAGTACTGGCACGGTAGTAACACCTCTCAAGGACTCGCAGATACCTGCAATCAAGAAGGCGATGGCTGATGGCTACACGCTGGAGCAGGTGAAGAGCAAATACAGTGTAACACCGAAACAACTTGAACTTATAACCAATGAACAATAACTATTCAAACCACCCGCTCGACATCACTGACCATGTGATGCAGAGCAGTCATGATGTCAGCAAGGCGATCATCGTGGATCACGCTAAGAGTCTACTGCAACTGATCGAAGAGGGTCACATCGACCCTCTCTCAGTAGCCATGCAGATGAAGTACCTGCAAGATGTGATGGAGTTGGCAAAGGAGAAACTACGTGAGTACGTCATCAACGAACTCTCCAAATACCCGAAGGGGCAAGACATCACCAAGCACGGTGCTACCTTCCAAATAAAGGAGGCAGGAGTGAGTTATGATTATTCTAACTGTAATCATGCACACTACAACGAGCTGAAGCAGCAGATTGCTATACTCACTGATCAGTGCAAGGAGATCGAGAAGTTCTTGCGGACAGTGAAGGACTCGATGACCGTAGTGGACGAGTCCACAGGTGAGATCATCACTATTCATGCACCTATAAGAAGATCAACAACAACATATCAATGTACATTTAAACCTTAACTCAACAACAACAATGAGACAGAGAACTCCACACAATCCAGAAACTTTCAAGCAAGCTATTGTAGCAATCATTAATTTGATTGCTGTAAAAAAAGTAAGATTAGATGAAATCAGAAATATGATAACAAAAGAATATCATGTCAATAATTATTTGGGCTATATTCTTAAACATATTAATGTTATTATCATAAAGGAAGGTTATGTATATATGAATCCAGATTGGACAATGAAATTATCATTGAATCCAAAACAAACGATTGATGAGATATATCAATTGTGCCGAGAATACTCAAGCAGACTTTATAAAGAAGGTAATGAGAAAGCTAAACAAAGAAAGTTAGAAGAGCAGAAGCAAACACAATTACAATTGCAGACTCCAGCAGTTCCAAGCATCAACGATTGGCTATCTCAACTACCAATCGAAGATATCATAAGATTCGTACAATCTAAGAACTATATCGTACTAAGACACAATGGAGAATAAAGAACCAATCACCCAGAAGCAGTTCGCCCTCTTTATGTTCATCACCCTCAGTCAACAGGCTGAGGGGTGGGCATACTTCCTCAAGGACAACCTTCGCATGGAGTCCAAGATGATCCTCAATCGCTATCTTGCAGGTGCGAAGTCGCTGATGAATCATATCACTGACCTGTACAACTTCGATGATCTTGTCGATCACGCAAGCGTATGGTCTGACCTCATGCGCCTGATGATGGAACTGCCCATCGAGAAGCGTGAACTTCTGTACACCGGGATGCTGGAGTTCGTCAATGGCAACATCAAGATCGAAGAGCAGATCACTCCGATCACTCCTATCGAACAACAACTCTCTGAGCCATCATGACCCTGCAAGAACTCACGCAAGCGGTATGGCAGGAGAAACTATCTCGCTATCCTTACTCCGCAGCAAGGAGCGAGGCGTTCCTTCCCCTTCCATTCACTGCGAGAGATGCGAACTCACTCACAAGGTCCATCGAGGCGTTCATCCGCATCACCGGACATTACTGCGATCGCATCAACAACGTGGGCATCTACGACAAGAGGACAGGTAAGTATCGCAGTGGAGGGACTCGCAAGGGCATCGCAGACATTATGGCAACTAAGAAGGTCGAGTACGATGATCGCATCTACGGCATCGCAGTAGCCATCGAAGTCAAGTGGGGCAAGGATAAGATGTCAGCGGATCAACTCAAGATCAAGGCAGAGATCGAACGTACCGGAGGTGTGTACATCATCGCCCGGACATGGGAACAATTCATACAAGAATGGAACAATATAAAGTAACTATGCAAGTCAAAGACATTACTCCCCTACTCCTGCATCCGCACCCGGTCATCATCGAACTTGGAATGTGCGATGGCTATCACAGCAATCTGATGCTGGAGCAACTGCACTCTCTCAATAAGCCATACACTTATCACGGTGTTGAACCAGTCAAGCACCTCTATGATCGAATACATCTTAAGTATGCAGGGCAGAAACACAACATCGCCATTGCATCAGAGAACGGTGAACTCGACTTGCACGTAAGTGGAGGATCACACCCACAACATGGAAGCTACTACGGTAGCAGCAGCATCCGCAGTCCTAAGTTAGTCACCCAAGCATGGGAGCGCATGACCTTCACAACGCAGCGATGCACTGCGATGACCTTCGATACCTTCATTGAGTCAATCGGTCTAACAGATAAACGCATTGACTTCATCTGGGCAGATATTCAAGGAGCAGAGATCGATCTCATCAATGGAGGACAGCAAGCATTGAAACATACTCGATATCTTTACACGGAGTACAACAACTCTGAACTCTATGAAGGATGTCTTGATCTCAATGGCATCCTTGCACTGCTCCCTGATTGGGAGCTTGTGCATGACTACAACGGAGACGCACTACTCATCAATACACTACTATGAACCAGAAACTACTCTACACCATCATCGCTGTACTGTCGCTGACAGTCGTGGTCCTGCTCTTCCGTCCTGAAAGAGTCAAGATCGAAGAGCGCATCACCGAAGACACAGGACGCATCAACGAACTCGTCACTGAGATCAATCATCAAGACGAGCGCATCAACACTATGCACGACTCTCTGACGCTGCTTGTCAAAGAGATCGAACTGAAACAGAAACAAATCACCAAACTAACACGCATCAACCATGAGAAGAACTCTATCATTGCTCGTATGTCTAATGACGAGCTTGTCCGCTTTCTCACAAACCGCTACAAGTAAGGACTCCATCATCGCACTGCCCAAGCGCATCGTGACTAAGATGGTGCAGGACTTGGTACGCTGTGATGATGACCGGGAACAACTGCGTCTGTGCATGGAAGTCAACACCAACTATGAGCAGGCACTGTCTGTCACCGACAGCATACAAGCCATGCACAAGAGTAAGATCGCTTCACTGCGTGAGTCTGTGAGCGTGTACGAGACGCTCACAACAGATCAGGAGTTCAAGATCAGAGGGCTGGAGAAAGACCTCGCCAAGCGCAAGAAGGGAAACCACTGGTGGAAGGCAATCGCCATCGGTGCGATCGGTGGCATCGTAGTCAATCACATGAGCTGGAGGGGGTGGAGATGATTCACTTCTCACTATTCTCAGGCATCGGTGGATTTGATCTTGCATCAGAGTGGATGGGATGGAAGAACTACCTCAGTTGCGAGATCAATGAATTCGGAAACAAAATACTTGAATATTACTGGGCAGATGCCTATCATCACAGAGACATTCACACATTAACTTATGAAACAATCGACATTGAACTTTCCAGAAGATTTGGATCAGACTGGAGAAATGATGACATCATCATCACCGGTGGCTTCCCATGCCAACCCTACTCTATGGCAGGAAAACGATTGGGCAAAGAAGACGAGAGACATCTCTTCCCGGAAATGCTTAGAGTCATTCGGGAAGTTCAGCCGAAATGGATCGTGGGCGAGAATGTTCTCGGCATTGTTAATTGGTCAGGAGGGCTGGTATTCGAAGAGGTGCAAGCTGACTTGGAAGCTCAAGGGTACGAAGTCCAATCGTATGTACTTCCAGCTTGTGCCGTCAACGCTCCCCATCGAAGGGACCGAGTTTGGTTTGTGGCTTTCAACACCAAGAGCAAACGAGATACCAAGATCGGAGGAATTTGCCAAAGGAAGGACAATGAGTCCATCGGAATATGCAAAGAAAATGGGGATGCTCCCAACCCCGACAGCAATTCAACGGGAACACCCGGAGAGAGTACAAGCACTACAAGAAACAGGAGCAACATCAATGTTCAGCAGAGCGAACGGGGAAGCAAGACCGAACTCAATATTAGACCATCTTCAATTCCACGGAATGTTGCCGACACCGATATCAGGAGACTGGAAGGGTCAGTTGAGGTCGGACGGAACTGCGAATATGTTGAGCGGAAAGATGGCACTATTGCAGAAGGAGGGACTCCTACCGACACCGACAGCGACTGGTTGCGACAGGAACACAAACTATGCACAAGGGGGAACTTGCCTGAAGAATGGACTGATGAATCAAGGACTCCTACCGACACCGATGGCATCCGATTGCGGAGAGAAATCAACGGGATTGGAAAATCAAGATTCACTAACGAAGCGGGCGAGATTGGTAACTGGCAAAACTTCCCAACTCAATCCCCAATTTGTAATGGAGATGATGGGTTTTCCTCCCGACTGGACGGAATTACCTTTCCTAAATGGAGACAAGAGTCAATCAAAGGCGGTGGAAACGCCATAGTCCCTCAAGTAGTGTATCAAATATTCAAATCAATAGAACAATATGAACTATCTCAACAACCTCCTGATCCAATGGGATGACATCGGACTCAAAGTCCGACCATCACAAAGCGCATACAACTCATGCATCTCTCGCTACTTCGAGGCTCTCGATGGCATCGACATCGCACCTCCACACCTGCGTGAATACTACATCGTGAGCAAGCGCAAGTGGGCGAGACTATCTCGACTGCTCGATGAGATACTCACGCACCAAGACTGGAACAACTCTTAACTACCAACAACAACATGATCAACATCAACCAATCACTGCTTATGCACTTCCTACGGTGCAGGCAGATCAACGGCACTCCCTCAGTCCTCGACATCGTACTACGCATCAACAACACCAACACACGCACTGTACTCCCTCCGGGTTGGCAGTGGAGGTGATCACTACCACAACAACATGAGCAAGATCACCATCTTCCCTTCGGTGAGAGAGACATCGTCTGGTCACTTCATCACCATAGAGACCGCACTGCAACGCATTAAGAACAACCCAAAGCAGCATGACCTCATACAACGCATCCGCAACTCGACAGACAAGGCGCAGCGTGATGAACTCAAGCGAACGCTACCTGCATACTGCTTCTCCGGGATGTTTACACGGAAGAACACAGCGTCTATTCAACAGCACTCAGGACTCATCTGCCTCGACTTCGACAACGAGACACGTGAGAACATCCTACGTGCAGGGGGCGAATACATCTATGCTTGTTTCCTATCGCCATCAGGCAAGGGGTATAAGGTGCTTGTCAGGATCCCTCCTTCCATAGAAGATCATACCAACTACTTCCTCTCTCTTAAGGATCACTTCAACCTTCCTACCTTCGACATCAAGGTCAAGAACATATCGACAGCGTGCTATGACACTGAGGACCCGGACATCTACATCAACACTGATGCACCTGTCTATCTCAAGATGAACTACACAGAGTCGTTCAAATCATTTACGCAGATACCAGCAGGACTGCTGATGACTAACTCGTCACGCATCATCGACAAGCTCCAGAAGTGGATCGACCGCACTGACTCGTTCACGGCAGGACGCAACAACTACATCCACAAGTTCGCCTGCGCCCTCAATCGCTATGGCATCACCATCGTTGAAGCACTGCGCTACCTGCAACAGTACGCTCAACCAGACTTCAGCAGTGAAGAGATCGAGCGCACCGTCAAGTCAGCGTACAACCTCAACCAGAGCGAACACAAGACAGAGTTCTTCAAGGACGCAGAACCACTGTACGCAGTCCAGCAATGGAAGCGACAACAGCTACCACTGCAAGACATCAAGAGCCAGCTGATCACCAACTATCAGATCACCGGGCAGCAAGCAGATGACATCATCACCGAAGCAAGCAACGCACCTGCATCAGACATCTTCTGGTATGAGCGCAAGACTAAAGTAGGCATCATGTACCACGTTGACAAGACCGCCCTACGTAAGATATACGAGCGTTATGCGATCAGACGATACAAGATCAACTCCAAGACTTGGATGATGGTGCAGATCGATGGGTGCAAGGTCAGAGAGATCGTGATTGACGAGATGAAAGACATCATCCGCAGACACTTCGACTCACTGCCTGTCACGATCAACAATACGCCCAAGCACATAATCCAGAACCAACTGGAAGACCGACTTGACGAGAACTTCCTGCGCCCAGACAAACTTGCATGGCTGGAAGACTATCAGATCAAGTTCAACCGTGATGACCTTAACACAGCCTACTTCTACTATCGCAATTGTATGCTCAAGGTAACAGCCAATAACATCGAAGTGTGCGACTACACCACCACGATGGACTCCTACATCTGGGCTGATCAGATCATCGACAGAGACTTCGAACTGCTGACCAAAGATCAGATTCCTTACTCCGAATATTGGGACTTCATCCGACTCATCAGCACCGGAGATCAGATGACAGAAGAGAACATCAGAAACTTCGACTCTATCTGCAACACCATCGGCTTCCTCCTGCACGGCTACAAGGACAAGTCCAACCCGAAAGCAGTCATCATCACTGATGAGATCATCTCAGACACAGCGCAAGGTGGTGTCGGCAAGGGCATATTCATACAAGGCATCTCGCACATCAAGCGCACCGTGAAGTTCGATGGTAAGCTATGGTCATGGACGAAGCCCTTCCTATACCAACGTGTCACCCTCGCCACTCAGGTCCTCGCATGGGAGGACGTGTTGAAAAACTTTAACTTCGAGAAACTATTCTCCCTCATCACCGATGGCATCGAGATCGAGAAGAAAAACAAAGACTCATACTACATCGACTACGCTGACGCACCGAAGGTGATGATCACCTCCAACTATGTCATCAGCGGACACGGTGACTCGCAAGAGAGACGTAAGCATGAGATCGAACTCAAGCGATTCTTCCACAAGGACTACAAGCCGGTACAGTACTTCAAGCACAACCTCTTCGATGGATGGGATGTTAAGCAGTGGCAATTATTCGATAACTTCATGATGTACTGCGTGGCTCAGTACCTTGATGTCGGACTCTTACCAAGCACCAACAACACCCTCCGTTACAAGAAACTCATCAACACAGTCCCGGAAGAAGTCATGCAGTGGATCAAGGAGTTCGTCATTGTCGGAGTCGAGTACAAGCTCACTGATATAGTTGATCAGATCAGGTCAGCATTCCAAGAGCATCAGAAGACCATGCACAGAACCATCATGCAGTGGATCATCGACACCTTCAAGTTCATGAATCGCAATGTCACCAAGAAGACAAGCAGAGATGGGGTTTACTTTACGGTGGGGTGATCCATGCACATGATGCCAGAGGTCATGTCTATGCCCGGTCAATGTGCGACTTCGATCATTACTGGCGGGATCGGTGAGGGTCATGTGGGGATCTTGCGGGATGATGTGGGGCAAAAACGAGGCAGATGTGATGATGCGTGAGGATCGTGTGACGTTGTTGCGAGGATCTAACTCGCTGATATTGTAAGATAACGATTATGTGATGATCCCAAGGCTATCTATTTTATATATATTATATTATTTTTTTTAATTCTTTCTTTACCTATTGTTATGATTAGTATCATAACATCATAACATAGTTAGAAAATCAATAAGTTAGAACGTCACAATTCCTAACATTATCATCACGCATCATCACAATGAATTTCTGATGAAGATTCATCAACTATTGAGCAGTGCATGGATTTAAAAACTACGTTTACAAGTTAATCAAAATAAACAACAACAATGGAACAGAAAGACAATTCAGGCGTACTCTTCGCCAACGACAAGAAGACAGCAGACAATCATCCCGACTACAACGGGAAGTGCATGGTTGATGGCAAGCCGAAGGACCTCGCTGCATGGGTCAGAACCAGCAAATCCGGGCAGAAGTATCTGAGCATATCGATTAAAGAGCCGTATAAAGCCAATACAAGCCCTCAGACGAACGATCGGCAGTCGGTTAATGTAGGACACTCAGATTTACCTTTCTAACGCTATAAGTCAAATGAAGGCTATTATTTACCAAGATGCCCGTAAGCAGTGGAGATGGCGCATCCTGTCCCGCAACGGCAGGATCATAGCCGACTCAGGTGAGTCTTACACCAGACGATCAAGGTGCATGGATGGACTCAAGCTACTTCAGTCTATCTG